AATTAACACTACCGATTGATAAAAAGAAATCAATCGAACGTTTAATCTCCCTTAATTAAACTGAACCCCGAGAAATCGGGGTTTTTTATTTGGTATTTATTGTGTATATTATAGTCTAAATAAAATATTATGGGAATTATATCTGAAAAAATCGACGGTAAATTAATAACTGTTAGTATCCAATCTTCCAACCTAAAAGAGGCAACATACAATACTGAAACGGAGGACTTAACTGTGACTTTCAACAATGGAAGTATTTATGAATATAATAATGTTCCTTGGAATAAGTTCACCAAATTTAGAATGTCCGAATCTCAAGGAAAACACTTCAACGAAAACATCGCCAGAAGTCATAACTATAAGAAATTATAATGAGTTTATTTGAGGAACTAATTGAGGATAAAGAATTAGACGATAAAATTGTTAAATCTTTTAAATCTAAAGAAACTCTTTCTGACCAAATATTTGATGGTGAAAAAGGTGAATTCAAGATGCGTGAAGATATTAGAAAAAAACTATTGGAAATATCCGATAATTTTATCGATTCGTTAGGTGTTGAATTTTTTATTCACGACATAGTGTTAACCGGTTCTTTGGCGAATTATAATTGGTCAGATTTTTCAGATGTTGATTTACACATCCTAATTGATTTTGATGAAATCGATGGTAGTAGTAAAAAAGACTCAACAGGTGTACACTCAATTATAAAAGAATTTTTTGATGCAAAAAAGAACGTATGGAATGACACACATAACATAGTAATTAAAGGTTATGATGTTGAATTATATGTTCAAGATGTTAATGAGGAACACATTTCCTCGGGGGTTTATTCCATATTAAATAATGAATGGTTAGTAAATCCAGAAAAGACCGAACCCAATATTGACGATAGAATTATTATTGAAAAGGGAAGTGAATATGGTGATAAGATTGATAAGTTAATTCAATCGGCATCTAAAGGTGTTGATGTTTTGAATAAAATAGACGAACTTAGAAAGAAACTTAAAAAATTTAGACAGAGTGGTTTAGATTCAGGTGGTGAATACTCATACGAGAACCTAACCTTTAAATTATTAAGGAGAAACGGTTATATTGAGAAATTATTAAAGCTTAAAACGGACATTACGGATAAGAAATTGTCCATAACACAATAAAGAACCTTATTTTTTTCTATATATCTATGTATTTATAGGATAAGAATAAGTATATCTTAACAAAATTATAAAATGGGAGATTTAAAACCGCTAGGTAGTGAGAAGTTAAATGGGGACGACAAATTAAAAAGAATCCTTGAACTTACTTACTTCAACAACAACAATAAAGGTAACGCCTCAAAGAAAACTGAGTTAGTGAAAGAATCTAAGTCAGGTGGAGTATATGGTGTCGTAAAAGAAAAAGACGGATACTATGTAAAAAGAGGATTAAATGAATCATCATTGGATTATATTGGTGGTATGTTTATGAAGAACAAAAATAAGTTCTCATCGTATGCTGAGGCATTTAAAAGACTTGAACTTATTAAAGGTCAAGAGGAATTAAATGAAGCTACAAAGTATGTTTTAAAACAAAACAAACCACAAGCTGAAGCCCCAATGGCTGAACCATCTTTGGATTTACCACCAGCACCATCACCTGACGCATCTGGAGACGCGGCACCGACACCTGATATGGGTGGAAGTGAACCTACAGCAGATGCCGCTACTGATAGTGCAATGGATTCATTATCACCTGAAGGTGGAGAAGATGAAGGTAAAAGATCATCTTATATGGCTGAGGCTCAAAAATTCGCAGGTAAATTAGGTCAAGAATTGAGAGATTTACAAGATAAAATGGAAAGTGATGACATCAAGTATATCTTAAATATGGTTATATCTGCGGTTGATTTAGATAAATTAGACGACGATGATATTGAGGAAATAGGTAAGAAATTTGAAAGAGAAGAGGACGAAATGGGTGGAGATAGTTCTACGGAAGAAATTCCATCTGAAGAACCTTCTTCAGAACCTTCACCTGAGGCTGATATGAATGAGTACGACGGAATTGGAGCATTAGAAGAATTCGTTGATACACCAATGGATACTGATGAGATTAATTTATCAAAATATTCAATCAAAGAAACAAATGAGGTATCAGAACCACAAGATGACGTTCAAGAACTTGATTTAGATGAAATTAAGAACGAAATCAATAAAATGACAAACGATATTTTAAGTAAACACTTTAAATAAATGCATTTAATATATGTCAACGAAATCGGTGATGATTATAAAGGTCAAAAACAGTATGAATTTATATTCAGTACTAGTACCGAAATCGATATGGACGTATGGTTCAAAGTTCCAGCTTCACTAAGTATTGAACCTAAATCACCAGACATTGAGTACATTGATTTGGTTGGGCTTTTAAAAAATACAGATTTACAATTAGAACTTATTCAAAACTCCGATTATTTCGGAGTTATTGATGCTGTAGATGGTGTAATAGCGATGGCTTGGGAAAAATTTGATTTTGAATCTGAAAACGAAAGATTAACATTTAAATTTGGTGAGTCAATTGCGAGTGTTACTAAAAAATTAAAACAAAGAGAATATATTCTTTTAAACGAAGAGATAAAATTCAAAAATATATGAAAAGAGACGTAATTGTTGGAAAATTACTTAAAGAAGGATTTTCTGTAAATACATTAGTTAAATTTAACGATAAACAACTTGTTGAATTGGCATCAAGAATTATATCTGAAGGTGATGTTATGATTTCAAAAAAAGATCCTCAATATCAACAAAAGATTGCGTCAGCCAAAAAATTAAATCAATCAATTGAAACATACGAACAAGAGTTGGTTGATGGTCAGAAGAAAAAAGATACAAAGGAACAAATCGCACCATTAGGGTCAACACCAGGTTTGGGTGATAATCCGGGTTCAACTGAATTAGATGATGTTACCGTAACGGCAAAAAAAACACCAACACCTCAAAAATCACCTAAATTATCAAGTAATCAGATAAACCCAAAAGTAAACCCAAATACATCACAACCAAGTGATCAAAAAGTTGGTAGACTAAAGACATTTGCAAATGATATGAAATCTAGTTTATCTGGTCTTCCAAATTCATTAAAACCTTTAGGCGCTGCACCGGCCGCAATGGTAAATGCAATTGGTGGTCAGGTTGGATTTAAAGGTCGTAGTGAAGACCAAAAAAGAAGAGGTGACTTAAATCGTGATAGTAAATCTGATGACGTTAATGAGACTAATTTTGGTAAAAAAGTTACTAAAGGACATAACGGTATTCCTGAATTTATGGATTCAAAAAAATTAAAGGAAAGTGAAGTAAAAAAATGGGTTAAAGGTTTGGTTGAAAATAATAAGTTTCATAGTTTCACATCAAAAAATGAAATTATGGAATTAATTAAAGTTAAGTTAACTGAAAACAAATCAGAACCATCTAAACCAGATACTGACACACCTGTTAGAGAGAAACCAACAACTAAACCAGGTAAGCCAAAAAGAGAAAATCCTTTTGAGCCAAAACATACACCAAAACCTAAAGCATTAGGTGAGGATGGTGGAACAAAAACTGCACCAACAAAACCTAAAGTTGAACCTGGAACTAAACCAAAAAAAGAAAATCCGTTTGAACCAAAGCACACACCAAAACCAAAAGCGTTAGGTGAGCAAGGTGAAAAAAAAAATAAAATGCCTGAGTTTATGAAATTTAAAAATTTAGGTTTTCAGTTTAAAGACCAAAACTAATTATGTTTTCCAAGAAAAAATTGTTATCTTTAATTCAAGAAACATTGAATGAAATGCCAATAGACTACGGTAACAATCCAGAAAGGATGAATCCAGATTTGGAGAGAAAATTAGCGGATAAGGAAACACCTTATAAGGATAACCCTTCCATACCTCAAGGTGAACCAGAAGGTTTACCTTCTAATTTTGAAGAATTAATTGCTTCAAAACGTTTTATTGATACGGTTAATAAAGTAAAACAATACACTGGACAACAAGGTAATGTAACAGATGGTAATACATTTAGACAATTACAAACGTCTATGATGGGTGCCATGAGAGAAGTTTTAGCTTTTGAAGCTGAAAATAAAGAAATGTTAGAAAACTTAGCTATTGAACTTGTTAAAAAAGAGATGGCGGTACCTGAAGGTGTTGTACAATACGATGCAAAATTAGTGGGTATTGGTGATATTAGTAATGAAGGATTTGCAAATCAATCCGAAAACCCAACCGAAGAAGAAATTGAACAAGAATTTGGTGTCGATGCTGAAGAGGCAGGAAACGACGTTGAGGAATTTATGAGTGCGGTTGAAATATTCAATGATGAAGTTGCGAAAAGAAAGGTAATGAACGCGTTGATTCAAGGTTCGTCTAAGAAAGGTCATTATATGTTTGAGTTGGTATCTGAAAGACTAACAGCACTTAAACCAAACATAGTTAGGTTGTATGGTATTTTAATGTCGGTTAACGATATGTTATATTGGATATTCCCTGATGAAATGATGTTAGGTGGTGATGGAGAAGGGTCTAAAGCTGGTAAGGAAGAAGTTGACACTGAGACCGAACCACCAACAGTTAAAGCACGCGGAGTATTTTTTCCAATTTTAGTACACGAATTAATTAAGGGTACAATGGAAATAATTGCAACACAAGGTTTACCTGATGAAAAAAGACAAGCCGATATGGTAATGGGTGTTACAGATACCTTACCAATGGAAATATGGGATTTAAGATTTGGACCATACATTTGGGAAAAACTTTTATCAACATATCCCGATAGATTATACGATGAAGATTATAAACATATTCAAAATTATCTATTCTCAAGAATTTCAAAATTATCAACTAAAGATTTTGCTAAGTTAATGAATATGGTCGTTAAAGGTGACCCAAGAGCAAAACAAGTTGTGGAAAGAATGGTTCAAGAAATTGAACAAAGCTTAAAAAATGAGGATTGGGAAGAGGACGAATACAATAGAGAAATGGACGATGATGATAATGACGGTGGAGGAGATGATTTAGACGATTTCCTCGGTTCATTAGGAATCACAACATCAAAAGATTAATATAAAGGGAGTTTAACTCCCTTTTTTTGTATTTATATATATGAATACGAGAGCCGAACAATTAATGGAGTATGCCAAAATTATAAAGGATGCTCCATATGCGTTAAAAACATATCTAACGACATATGACAATACACAAAAGAAATTTGTACCATTAGATTTATTTCCTGACCAAATTCAATTAATTAAAGATTACGAGGAGTATAATGAAAACATCACAAGAAAATACAGACAGGCGGGTGTAACAACAGTAACCGCCGCTTGGATTTCAAAAAAATTACAGACAGCAAAACCCGACGAACCCGAAAGAGTTTTGTTAATTGCAAATAAGAAAGATACCGCAGTGGAGATGGCGAATAAAGTTCGTCACTTTTTAGAACAATGGCCAGAATGGTTAAATGTTGGGTTTTCACCCGATAAGAATTCAGAAAGTAGATTTAGATTAAATAATGGTTGTGAGGTTAAGGCCGTTGCAACATCCGCAGATGCACTTCGTGGTTACACACCAACAATTCTTGTATTTGATGAAGCCGCATATATTGAAGCCGGTGATGATTTTTGGGCGGCGTCTATGGCCTCCCTATCTACGGGTGGTAAGATTATTCTAGTATCAACTCCAAATGGTTATGACCCTATCTATTATAGTGTTTATGACCAAGCAATTCGTGGATTAAATGATTTTCATATTACAGATTTAAGATGGTTTAAAGACCCTCGTTACACAAAAGATTTACGTTGGGTAAAGTGTAAAGATATATGTCATTATATGTTAAACAGAGAACAATATAATGATGATGAAGTGGTGATGACCAATTTTGATATTGAAAAATATCAAGAGTTAGAGGAGTTAGGTTATAAACCATATTCGTCTTGGTTTGAGTCTATGTCTAAGAAATTTAAGTACGATAGACGTAAAATTGCTCAGGAGTTAGAATGTGATTTCTTAGGGTCGGGAGATGGTGTTATACCGGGTGATGTTCAAGAAAATATTGCAAAGAATATGATTCGTGTACCTAAAGAAAAATATATGCAAGGTACGTTTTGGCAATGGAAAGAACCAATTCAAGGACATCGTTATATTATGGGGGTTGACGTTAGTAGAGGTGATAGTGAAGATTTTTCATCAATTAACATTATTGATTTTGATGAGAGAGAACAAGTGGCCGAATACGTTGGTAAAATACCACCGGATGATTTGGCTTCGGTCGCATATAAATGGGGAATTTTATATGAAGCGTTTATTGTTATAGATATTACAGGAGGTATGGGAGTTGCAACATCAAGAAAACTGCAAGAAATGAATTATAAAAATTTATATATTGATGGTATAAACACCAAAAATATATGGGAATATAATTCCAAGGCAATGGAAAAAATACCAGGTTTGAGTTTTAATAATAAAAGAACCCAAATTGTGGCTGCGTTTGAAGAACAATTAAGAAAGGGATTCCAAGTTAGGTCAAATAGATTATTGAATGAGTTAAACACATTTGTTTATATAAATGGAAGGCCCGACCATATGAAGGGGTCTCACGATGATGCAATTATGAGTTTATCTATGGCACTTTATGTTGCCGATATGTCATTTAATCAATTAGAGAAGAATGAAAACGCGAACAAGGCTATGTTAGAATCTTGGACCATGACGGAAAGAACATATGAACCAAATAAATCATTTTATTCTTATGGTACCGCATTTGACCAAATTGGGTCAATGAATATGGACAACCAAAACATATATCACCAAAACAATGCTATGAATGTATCAAAAGACGTTTATAGGGAAAATATGTGGTTATTTGGTAAACCAAGATAAACTTTCCATTATTAATTATTTAGTTTATATTGTAAAGAAAAGTATTTATATACAATGGCAAATCAAAATTTAACTGTATTCCAGAAAATGACCAGAATGTTTGGTTATCCTAATCGTGTAAAACAGGATAACACACCTTCTTTTAATTTTAACAAGGACGAATTATTAAAAACAGATAGTAAAGAAGATTATGAAAAAGCAATGTTACAGGCTCAACAGAGTCAATACATTGCAGATAAGTGGACTAAGTTAGACCAATCTCTTTATAACCAATCGGTTTACTATGAACCTAATAGATTGGCAGCATATTATGATTTTGAATCTATGGAGTTTACACCTGAAATTTCTGCCGCTCTCGACATTTACGCTGAAGAATCAACAACAGTGTCAGAAAAAGGACAAATTTTAACAATTTACTCCGAATCCGATAGAATAAAAACAATATTAGAAGACTTATTTAATAATCAATTAGATGTTAATACCAACCTACAAATGTGGACTCGTGGTATGTGTAAGTACGGTGATGATTTTGTTTATTTAAAAATTGATCCTGAAAAAGGTATTGTAGGTGTACAACAATTACCTAACATTGAAATTGAAAGATTAGAAGGTGCGACAACTAAAGCAGGTGGAGGTCAAAATAGAGATTTAAAAGTCCCATCAAGAGAATTAAGATTCACTTGGAAGAACAAGGATATGGAATTCCAAGCTTGGGAAATTGCACACTTTAGATTGTTAGGTGATGATAGAAAGTTACCATATGGTACTTCTATGTTAGATAAGATTAGACGTATTTGGAAACAACTTTTACTTGCTGAAGATGCGATGTTAATTTACAGAACATCAAGAGCACCTGAAAGACGTGTATTCAAAGTATTCGTTGGTAATATGGATGACAAAGATATTGAACCATATGTACAACGTGTTGCTAATAAATTTAAAAGAGACCAAATACAGGATCCACGTAATGGTAATGTAGATATGAGATACAACCAAATGGCTGTGGATCAAGATTATTTCATACCCGTTCGTGACCCCGCACAATCGAATCCAATTGAAACACTACCAGGAGCACAAAATTTAGGAGAGATTGCCGATATTGAATATATTCAAAAGAAATTATTAGCGGCATTACGTATACCTAAAGCGTTCTTAGGATTTGAAGAAGTTGTTGGTGAAGGTAAGACGTTAGCTTTAATGGATATTCGTTTTGCTCGTACAATTAATAGAATTCAAAAATCATTAATTCAAGAATTAAATAAAATCGCTCTAATCCAATTATACCTTTTGGGTATGGAAGATGAGTTAAATAATTTCTCATTATCGTTAACTAATCCGTCAGCACAATCTGATTTATTACGTCTTGAACAATGGAAAGAGAAGATTACATTATATAAAGACGCAACATCTGACCAATCACAAGTTGGTATCTTACCGGTATCTCACACTTGGGCTAAAAAGAATATATTGGGCATGAGTGATAGTGAAGTGTTACTTGATTTACAACAACAACGTTTAGAAAGGGCGGTTGGTTTTGAATTAACAAATTCACAAACAATAATTAAACGTTCTGGTGTTTTTGACGAAGTGGATAAAAAATATGGTATCCCTGAAGAAGAGAGAGAAAAGGCAATGGCAGCAGCGACAGGAGCAGAAGGTGGAGAATCTGGTGGAATGGATATGGGTGGAGGAGCCCCACCGCCACCATCGGGAGGAGGAGGTGATGAACCTTTAAGTGAATCAAAAAAATCTAAAATATTAGGTATGTTGGGTGAAGAAACTGAAGATTTCAATATCTTATTTGATATGGAAAAGGCACAGAAGAATATTTATGAAATAGAAACAAAAATAAAAGACATATTAAACGACTAACAATGAACAAATTCGGGGAATTAAAATCCAAAATGTTGACAAAATTAACTGAGTCTTATTCTAAAGAAAATAAGAAAGAGGTTAAAAATATATTAAACACAATTAAAGAAAATAAAGCATTTAAAGAAATGTATTTGTTTTATGAAGAAATTGAGAACAAATACTTTGATGACAAAGAGATAGCAAAATTATATGTTGAGGGATTAAATACATATTTTGGTCAACCAATGGGTAATTGGAACGATTTAAATGTGTTTTGTGAATCATTAAACAAAAAATTGGGTTCGGTTGAAATAACAACAAATGAATTATATGAATCTTTAGATGTCTTATCTGAAAAAGATTCATTATCAAATATTGAAAAGAAGGTTATTGCAAAAAAGAAATTAGTAGAACATTTAACAACAAAGAAAGAAGTAAACGAATCTAAACAAGTAACTTACTCTCAAAATGAAAATTTACTGCACGCAGTATTGGCTAATAATTTTAATGTTTTATATTCAAATACATTATCAGAATCACAACAAGAAGAATTAAAAACTATTTTATCAATTCCAAACGAAGAGTTAGATTCAAAGACTATTGAATTAAAAGAATCAATCACAAATCAAGTTAATTCACTTTTAAACGAGGCAGTTGCCGATGATGAAATGTCAAGTAAATTAAATAAAGTAAAAAATGAGGTTGAAGAAATGAAAACCTCTAGGTATAATTACTACAGATTAACAGAATTAAAAAATGGTCTTAATTAAGACCATTTTTTATTTGTTGTACATAGATTGCTTTTAACTTTTCTTCCCTTTTAACAACTGAAGGTTTTGTAAACTCTTGTCTACTCCTTAATTTTTGGATTTGTTTAGTCTTTTGAACTTTTTGTTTGTAAGCTCTTAATGCACTTTCTATGCTTTTTTCTTTAGATAAGTCAATTATAATCATAGTATATAAGTATATTACAAATATATAAAAATATTTTTGGTATTGTAAGTTTTTTTTCTTATTTTTTATTAACACCATAAAATGAAATAATA